CTAAATCCACCCCAAAACATTTGCTACCCATGGGCCCGCCCAATCGCAAAGATGGGGCCAGATTGAAACGCCGCCCCAGACCACGCCTGTAGCAGCTGCAAGCCAAAGGCATATCCTCGCCGCCGGAGCCAGCCACTTCTTTTGGATATGCGCGTCCAAGCTTTTGACAAGCATCTCGATCTTGTTCTCACCTCCATCTACCAACCCGATACATCCCAGGATGAGTGCGTCGCGCCCCTCAATTTGCATATTCACGTGATGCTTTGAAAGGTGATGAAAAAGAATCTGGAATGACCGGACCCGTTCGTAAACGAAAGCTACTTCTCTCGCCAGAGCGGGGGGAAGCAAACCAATTTTCTGAGTATTTGCCTCAAAAATTGGACTGGATAATTGAGGAAACTCCTGAAGGTTCAAGCTCTCACCAGTCCGCGCTTGCTCATACATTTGCTTAAGCTTTGTGAGTAGATCTGGGAGAGACACTTGAGTCGAAGCAAGCTCTCCCGCCAGCGCACCTGCTAACGCTTGACTGTCTCTAAAGCGACGAAAGTCTTCTGCCACAAAATTGTTAATGTACGCGCCACCCAAAACACCTAGCAGAGCAATAAGTGCAGTATTAATGTCGGTCATAGCATCCCTATTTTGACAGGCCACTGACTTGGCTTTTGAAGAAACCAATACCTACATTAAAACAGACCCCCTAGCTCAGCGGGCTCCCAATTCATTATCACTAGCTCACCGCTCACCTCGGCCTTCCCCTGCCGCTGATTGGTGTTGCAATATCGAATGTCCAACGTCTCAAAGTGGAAGTCCTCGAACACACGGCGAATATCCGGATGATCGTTGATGCTGACCATTACCTTGCCTTTACAGCGACGCATGAAGTCGGCCATCCGCTCATAGTTTTCAAACGGAAAGTCCACCCCATACCCTGCGGTCTGCCAGTAAGGTGGGTCCATGTAGTGGAAGGTATAGGCGCGGTCGTAGCGCTCCGCACACTCAAGCCACGATAGGTTTTCAACGTAAGTGCCGGACAGGCGCTGCCAGGCGGCCGAGAGATTCTCCTCGATCCGCAGCAGGTTGATGGCCGGGCCTGTGGTGGCGGTACCGAAGGTCTGCCCGGTCACCTTGCCGGCAAAGGCATGGTGCTGCAGGTAGAAGAATCGTGCGGCGCGTTGGATGTCGGTGAGAGTTTCAGGGCGGGTCATCTTCTGCCACTCAAACACCTGGCGCGAGCTCAACGCCCATTTGAACTGCCGCACGAACTCCTCGAGGTGGTTCTGCACGACGCGGTACAACGTCACCAGATCGCCGTTGATGTCGTTGAGGACTTCAACGGGTGCAGCCTGGGGCCGCATGAAATACAGCGCGGCACCGCCGGCAAAGACTTCGACATAGCATTCGTGCGGAGGGAAAAGAGGAATGAGACGGTCGGCCAGACGGCGTTTGCCGCCCATCCAAGGGATGATAGGAGAGGACATGGAGAGCAAGACCTTTACTGTATGGATAAACAGGTGCTAGGCTCGCTTCGCTTTGTGCACGAAGCGGGAGCCTTGGCTGGACTTGCAGGGACATTCTGCGGGGACAGCGGTCGGATTGGGTGTTGACGCATCCAACCTGGCCGCTCTTTTTCACTTCGAGATTGGGTCTTATTTAGTATGGGTCTCAAAAACGACCAGCACAATTAGCCCCTGATACCGAGTGAATCTAGCAATACATGGAGCAGGCAATTAATGAACTTGGTTGCTAAGAGTGGCGTCGGTTTTTTTTATTGGGCAGGATGGTCGTGAGCCATGTGGCTTGGTAGCCGAAACGAGGAGGCTTGGAATGCTGACAGACGCCCAGATTGATAGCGCAAAAGCACGCACTATATACACTCACGGACAGCCACTACACGAACACAACGACTGCATTCGCTTTGCGTATGAGTGGCTTGACGCCCAAAGAAAAATCAAGGGTTTAACTAAAAAGAGCTTTGCAATCAAGCATCTAATTGAGCGATGGGCAGGAAGATACGTCTCGACATCAGATGTCGAAGTCGCTGCAGTTCTTCATTCGGAAATTAAAGGTACCTACCCATACTTCAATATTAGCGCGAGATTGACAAATCCGTCGAAGCATCGAATCTCGCATCTGGGGCAGGCATTCACTCACGACTACCACGACCGCGACAATCAAAAAACCTATACCTATACCGAATAGCTACCGAGAGTGGGCACGGAGCGCTTTATATGCGGCCTCACAAGCCGTGCCCTTGATTGGTCATACGCGGCTACCAGTGCCAGCCTATTTACTGAGCTTTGGCTGCAGGATCACCCGTGCCAGCATCACCAGAATGCCCAGAACGCCATAGGCTGCCGGCGGCAGCACAGCCTGCAACTGAGGCAGCAGCTGCTCAGCCACACCCAGTGCCGCGATCGCGCCGCCCGCCTGAACGCTGGACATCTTCAACGCGTCTTTCCAATTACTGATCAGTTGCATAGTTTGTTGCCTCGGTTGTGTGAAAAGGTTCAGGCCAGCGCCTTGAGCACGACCTGGTACAACAAAAATTTCAGCGCCACGGGTTCACGGCACGTCCTTAAAGAAGACGTGGCCACCGAGCTTGAGGGTCTGCTTCGCCTTCGCGGCCCAGGCCGGGGGCGTCTTCATGCTGGTCGCGTAGTAGTGCGTGGCACCGCCGGTGGGATCTGGCACCTTTCCATCGATCACCTGGTCGGCGGCAATGCGCGCCTGCGCGAGCTCACGGAAAGGGATCGACTTGGCGCCACTCAGCGAGGCGTAGTTCGGGTCATTTCTGTTCCAGCAACTGAACTGGTAGGGTTTCTGGCATACGCCGGTGTAACCCTCCCCCCACCACGATCTGGCCTTGCCGTCGTTCACGCGGTTGCGAATGGTCCAGGCCACGGCGATCTGACCGACCAGGCTTTCGCCACGGGCTTCCCCCCACAGCGTGCGAGCAAGGACGTCACGGTCTTTTTCGGTTACAGGCATAACTTTTCTCCAGGCGTAAAAAAGCCCGCCGAAGCGGGCAAGAGTGTTGGCTGGTCAGGCCACCAAGGTGGTGTTGCGAATGACGACCTTCGCGGTTTTGGTGGCTCCCGTGCCGGTGTGCCGGCAGTTTCGGATCAGGTAAACGTCATAGGCCGTGGTGGTCGGATTGATCGACTCACAGCCTTCACAGATGGCATAAGCGTCCAGCGAGGGCGAGTTGTCGCAGAAGCTGACGGTGTCTTCCTCCGATCGACAGTTACGAAAGATCGCCATCGTTTCGCTGCCGCCATCGGCCGGCGCTCCCGACACGTAATAGGCAGCTGCCTTGCGTCCAGCGATCCGTTGGTTCCGGAAGCTGCGTCCGTTGCTGTAGATCGCATCGCAGCCATAGGTCGGCGCTACCGCGGTGCCGCCGTTGTATTCGCAATAGTGGTCATGGATCCGCGTCCTCCCCCATTCATGGTTGGATTCCCCATCATCGTTGCAGTCATGCGCGTACAGGCTTTCGCCGATCAGATTGGCGTGGAAATGGCCGTTCACCCCGTCGCCGGTACCGTCCGTGGTAAACGATCCGCCGCAAGACACCTCGATCATTCCGAACCTTGAGTTGCCGGCGTGCTCCCAACAATTGATCCGGGAGCCATGAACGGCCACCCCATCCAGCAACGTCTTGCGAAACGGTCGTGTGTTCAGCCCGCCATAACGAACCTCGAGGTTCTGCAGGGTGATCTGTCCGCAGCTTTCGGTTACGCCCGCAGCGATGAAGCCGGTAGCCGAGTCGAGGTACAGCTTCGCAGCGGTGCCATCGCCGCCGGAGTCCACGGTGAAATACAGCACCCCGGCCTCGTAGTAGCAGCGCGGATCACTGGCGGCATCCAGCTCGGCCAGCGCGGCGGCCAGCGTGGTGGCCGTAGCCTTGATGATCCGGGTAAAAGGCAAGCGATGGGTGCGCCCGTTGTGTTCGGGCTGGTGCCGCCCCGCCTCGATCAGGGTCCGAGCATCGGCCACACCGTCCTGGTAGAACCAGTTCGGCGTGACCGTGAGCCCGGCCACGGCCGCCTGGTAGATCTTGGTCTGCCCGACGGTTTTGCTGATGCCGCTCAATCTGTCGTTCATGCGCACCACGGGATTGGCGGCACCCGTCCACTCCCCGACGATCACCACCTGGTCGGTGACCAGCTGCGGGTTGATCTGGACGACCTTGCCGAACTCCGCGCCGCGCAGAATCACCGTGCCACGTCCTCCCAGCGCGATCAGCGCGGCGTTGGTCGACGCGAACGGCGCACCCGCCGAGCCGTCACCCGCCACATCACTGCCGGTCGGGGTGACAACGGCGACCTTCAATACCGAGGAACCGGCCGTGTCCTTGAAGCTGGTATCGGCGCCTTCACGAATTGCCACCATGGTCAGGTAGGCCTGCACCGTGGTCGCAATGCGAATGTCAAAGGCGATATCGGTCGTGCCGGCGGGCAACGGCACGTTGTCCGCAATGATCAGGGTCTTGGCCGAGGTGACGTTGGCTTGCGGCAGGTATCGCGAGTAATAGGTGGTGTTGCCGCCGTCATCCCCCACAGACGTCCAGTTCAACTGGGTGCCCGCCGCGTCGAACGCCACCAGCCGCAGCTGGATACCGGACAGCCCCTGGTCACCGATCTTTTCCTGAATCACCAGCGACGCCGAAATCTTGCCGCTTTTGAAGTTCGCCACACTTAGTTTGAACGTGCGCCGGTTCACCGCCGAGGCACTGGCTGGGGTCTCGATACAGGCCTGGCCGTTCTTGCCCACGATCGGTGTCGCCGCGCCGGTGGCCCAGGGAAAGGCGGTGCCGCTGTTGGTGAACCGTGGATCAGGGAAGATGTTCGGCGACCAGCGCCACTTCTCACGCTCGGCATCGATCGACGACACCGTGCTCAAGTCCTCGCTGGTCGCCAACCGACCTTTGGTGGCTGGACGGTATTCAGCGACGGTACCCTTGGCCAGCATGTAGTCGGTCATCTGCAGCGATGTCGACAGGCTGTTGGCTTCCAGGTAAATGTCGATCGACACCGCCGCCGGATCGAGAGTCATGCCGGCAAACTTGACCACCGTTTCCAGCACAGTGCCGTTGGCAATGGTGAAGGTTTGCCGAGCGCCGGTGATCTCGCCCGAGCTGTTGTTGAACTGCCGCACCAGGATGCGACTCAGACCGAGGGACGTGCCGCCGAGGATCCGCACCGACGCCGAAAACTTGTCCCCCGCCACCAGGCCGGCCGCCGCCAGGGTTTGCAACCAACGGAAACTGTTGCTCGAGGCGGCGCTGACCGAAAAGGAGAACCCCTTGCGACCGTCCCCGGTGGTGATCTGGGCCAGCACGGCGTTGGCCGTCTTGGTGTAGGTGCCACTTCCTGCTGCGTCCAAACCGGCCGCCACAACCGTCTTGACGTAGTCCTTGTCGGTAAACAGGTTGGGGTTGTCGAAAACCTCGGTGATACCTTCGACACGTCCTTCCAGCAGGTTGGTCGCGTTGGTGTTCGCGCTGATCTGTGTTTGCAAGCCGGCGGTGGCAGCGGCAATCGTCACGTTGATGGTTTGCGTGTAGTTCGGTCGATATTGCGCCTGCGCGCCCTTGGCAATCAGGAACTCCCCGACGGACAAGCGGGTAGACGTTCCGGTTACCCCTACCAAAATACTGATCGACACCGCACCGGCCACCAGGGTCACCCCGGCGAATTTGGCCACCAGCTCCGAATACATCACGCTCGGCACGGTGAAGGTCTGGCGGGCACCGACCAGCTCTTCGCCGGCACCGTCCATTTGCCGCACCAACACCCGGGCGGCCTGGGTCCCGACGCGACCGAACACCCGAATGGAGGCGGAGAACATATCTCCCACCGCCAAGCCGAGCTGGGCAATCGGCTGTGTCCAGGTGTAACTCCCCTCATTGGCATCCGTGCTGGCCACCGTGAAAGAGGGCCGCCCTCCAACCAGCGCTTTGGACAGCGTGGCATTGACGGTTTTGGCAAACCGCCCCTCAGGGGTCACGACGTTCGCCGCGCCCTGCGACAGGGTGTAGTTGTGGTCAGGCCACAGGTTGGGAGCATTGAACAATTCGGCAAACCCGCCGACCAGCTCCGCCAGGGCATTCAGTCCAGGGTCATCGGCGATGTGCTGCGCGGTGACGGCGTCGACCTTGAACCAGAGGGTCCGCAGAATCGAGGCATCGGCGCCGGCCGCCCAAAAGAACGCCCCGTTGGCGACCGTGCCGCTGGCCAGGCCAGATTCCTTGGTCGGGTAAATCCTGCCGTCCGTGACTTCCAGTCGCAGGCGCTCCACTTCGGCATTGACCACATCCGCCGGGTCGACCGTGCTCACCTCACGCAGCAGGGGCGCCAGATAGCCACCGTAACGAATCTGGATATCGATCCGGGCCGCCGTAGTGAAAAAGAATACCCGCGCGCCATTGTCGGCACTGGTCGGGTTGTCCACCGGGACCGAAGCATTTGCATCATTGAACAATGCCGCCCGGGTTTGGGTACCGCTCACAAACACGTCTACCGTTGCACCGGGCAGCAGGACGCCGTCCTCGGCCCTCGCGGCGAAGAATTGAATGGGCTGCATGTGAGTTCTCTATCAGGTGTTGAAGGTGATCGCCGGAGCGAAGTTGAGCTGGCTGCGCGTGCTGCTCCAGGTGTCGTAAGCAGCGGCGCACAGGTAATACATGGTGCCCGTCATCAAACCGGGAATTGCCCCTGAACGGGAGGTCCCCTGATAACCAACGATTCCCGCAATGGTCGGATCGAAATCAGCGTCAGTGGAGTACACGAACAGGTACCCCGCCGCGTCTGCTGCAGGACTCGCATCGCAGCTCACGTCAGCCGTGGTGCCGCTGACGGTCGCCGTTGTGCCGGTCACCGCCGGCGGAGCGGTATTGGTCACCAGCAGCGAGGCCAATGGTGCACTGCCTGCGGCGTTACGCTCGATGATCTCGACGCGGTAACTGCGCAGCAGCGAGCCGTCGACCAGGGCGTCAGCCCGCTGGTAGGTGAACGCTGTGCTGGTGGTCGACACCTGGCGCAGCAGCGCATTACTGCCAGCGTTGCGGATCCGCACTAACCGATCCTCGGCACGATCTCCGGCCGTCCAACTGACAGTGAAGTACGGCGCCTCGAACGCGCCGACCAGCGCCAGGTTCTGCGCCTCGGCAGGTACCACCCGCGCAGGCGACAAGGTGACGCTGTAAGCCGTGACGTCTGCCAGGTCTTCCAGCGCCCGACCGTACACGTTGAACGAGCGAAACTTGACCCAAACGGTTTGGCCAATCTGATCCCGGGTATAGCTGTACTTCCAGACGGCGTCATCCAGTCGCACAAAGGGCGCCCCCGGCGGATGGCTGTCTACCGGCGAGCTCAGCCGACCACGTCGTAAATAGCCCAGTTGATAGGCACCCACGCCAGTCAGCGCCGCGTCGCGATAACTGAGCAGTTCCCCATCGACCCAGCACAGCGTGGCGCCAGTGTCTGCCTCATCAGTGGTTGCGGCCGCCAGTTCGCTGATTCCCGCCAATTGCACCGACAAGGCATTGACCGTGTCCGGGTCACTGCCGGCGGCCAATGGGGCGGAAAGCCGGCCCATGCGTGCCTGACCGTAGATCGTTTCAGCCATCCGATAGCTGTCGCCATTGGCGCTGATCCAGATCTCACAGCCGCCCCAACTGGGGCTGGCACCGGCCACGGCGCCCCAGACCTGCAACTGACCGGCAAGCAATAGGCTTTCCGGTGGGTTGAACATGATCGGCGCCAAGGCCGGACCAGGCGCGACGTTCTGATTGCTTTGAAAGCCGCCTTTGCTTTGCACGGGGTAATTTGGCGCGCTGCCAACGCCCAGCAATGCATCCTCGGCGACCACGGCCAGCTTGCCGTCCTCGTCCTCCTCAACCGAAACCAAACGGACCAAGCGCTGCTGCAGCTTCAACCCCGGCTCGGTGATGGTGACCAGGTCCATCGGCTCCAGCAGCACATGCTGCCAACCCAGCGAAAACTGGTATTCATTGCGCACGTAGAGCTTGCGCTGCACCAGCAGTTGCGCGGCATGCGCGCCGATCGCCACATCACAAATTTCGTAGGCCTTGATCGTCTCCATCGGCCGCGAGCCGAACTGCTCGATGGCCGCCTGATCGGTACCCCGCACCACGTCAGTGTTGTACTCGTGAGTGCGATCGAGAATCTCCAGCGAGACTTCGTTGTAGCTGTCGGCCTGACTTTTGATCTTCAGCGAAACCGGTGGCTCACCCTCCTCGGCCAGAAAATCGTCATCGGTCAGATCCGCCACCGGCGCAATATCCGGAAACCAGGACACGCCGTTGCCGGTGACGGCCTGGTCGCCATACGGAATGACCTTGAGCTGACCCGCCGACCAGACCAACTCGCTGTTGGTCAGTTGCAGCCAGCGGGCGATCGCTTCGCTGGCCGGCGACTGCTCATCGAGCACTGGACTCAACAGCAGGTTTTCAGCCAGGCAGTAATTGCGATAATTACTCAGGTCGGCAATCCACGCCGGATTGAAGCCAATACCGTCCAGCGGGTCGAGCAATAACCCTGGCAGGAAGTCGCCGGGATTGGCATCCGGCAACCCCGGCACCTGATAGGGTCCATCAACTTCGAAGGTGTGGTTCTGTACCCCGGCGCTGTCGTTCAGCAGATAGCGACTGGAATACACATAGGCCGTGTCCGTATAAGCGATGGCCTCCGCCGGATGCTTGGTTAGCAGAAAGCCCCACACCGGCTGGTCCCGGGTCCCCTGCATAAAGCTGAATCCGGCCTGCGCCAAGGCCGACTGAGTCACCCCGCTGACGACCTTTTCGGCGAACACTTCCTTGTCGCGAAAAATACGGTGTACAGCACCCAACGTCCCGCGACCGATGGCGAGGATCAGCGCCGCGTAGTAGGTGTAGGTGGTGTCTTTTTGGGTCGCCCCGCCGCCGCCCTTGCCGCCCGACTTTTTCTTGGTGGTGTGCGCCACGGCTTCGAAGTCGGTGTAATAGATCAGGTTCGGGCTAATGCGATTGCGGCCGGCGAGCCAGGCGATCGCTTTACCGCTCGCGCTGCTCTGGACCTGCAGCGCATTGATGCGCGTGGCGCTAGTCGAGATCGTGGTGCTGCTGCCCCCCATCGCTGACTCCATATAGGTTGAGTGTGTAATAAATCACCGACTGGCTGGCCAGCCGTTCCTCGCGCATGTCTGCGTATTCAACACCGATGTCGCGGTAGGCATGGATGACCCGGTGTTCGTCGACGACCACCGCGCCGTGACTGTAGGTGCGGCCGAACCGCCACACCGCCATGTCTCCGCGTTGCGGTGTCTCCACGGGATGGCCGTAGCGATCCAGCCAGTCCAGATAGCGTTCCTCGCTGCGATGCAGGTGCCAGTCCTGGGCGTAAGGTCCGGGATCGATCAAGGGCATCAACCCGACCGCGTTGTAGACCTCAATCAGCAACCAGGCACAGTCAACTCCGACACCCAATAAGTGCTGACGGTGCTGGTACGGTGTGCACAGCCAGCGTTCGGCCTCGGCCACCACGGCCGCCCGCTGCTGAGCTTCGAGCGCGTTCATAGGGACGTCTCCGCAACGGGGATAAAAGGCATGCCGCGATAACGCGCGCGGTTGCCGAACTTGTTGGTGCAGGCATCCAACGTGCGCGGGCAGCCCGGATAAATCAGGAACTGGTCGCCTGGGACCGGCACCGCCGGCACCCCGAGGATCATCGTTACGGCACCGTCTGCGGTTTGCCGACGTACCGTGCGGGCCACACCGGCGTTCGCCCCGTTGACGAAGCGAATCACGCCCTGGTCAAACCAGCCCTGCTCCGCCATCACATTGGAATTGATGCGCAAGGCGGTGTTACTGCCGGCCTGGACAGTGCCCGCCGTCTGGAACAGCGCCCGATTAACTCCGCAGTCGGCGCTGTACACCGTGCGCAAACATGAAGGCTGATACACGCCTCGAGGCACCTTGGTGTCCAGCAATTCCATCGGTGATTTGACGGTCACCGTTGCCTGCTCGCGATCGGCGGGATCGACCTCTGCCACTCGGCCAATGAAGCGCGTTACCGCTCCGATCACCGGTTGACCCCAGTCCGCCATGAACGCACGGCCCAGATTCAACGTCGCGCCATCGAACCCGCCGCCGGCAATGAAGGGCAGCACCGATTCCCCCAGCACCGTGTCGTTCAGGCCGGCGGTAAAGGTGACGTTCAGGGTATCCACCTCGATGCCCCGCACCGCACGCACACCCGTGCGCTTGATCAGCGGACCGCTGGCAGAGTAATTCTGCCCGTCGTAATAAATCTGCAAGCCGGCATCGGTGTAGCGCAGCACCTGGCCGCTCGCCAGGGCAATGGTGTACAGGTCGGCCATCACAAAGCGGCGCGCCGTAGCCAGGAACTGTTTCAACTCTGGGCTGGCATCGATCATGGTTTGATACTCGTAAAGGCGACGTTCTTCATTTCCCAGATCGTCCGGAAAGGCTGAACACCATCCAGCGCATCCGCATCGAAGGCGCAGCGAAAGTAAAACGCACCGCTCCAGACCAACGCGGCGCCGTTGGGCGGCGGCACGGCAAAGGTCACCATGCCGAGCTCGTCGATGCTGTAGGCCAATGTCAGCACGCCACCCACCGTCAGCGCGTCGATATTGACGACGCCATACACCGGCTCGACCCAACCGCCAATTCCGCGAGAAAGCTGAAACCTGACGCTGGTGCCGTCGCCGGTACCGAACTGGTGCAGCCTCACCAGGTGATCGGAACGATCGAAGTACAGGAACTCGCCAAACTGGCCTTTGCGGCTGTTGAAGAAGTCCACCAGCCGCGACCATTCATCCAGCCCCGGCCGCTTGCGTACCGCGTTGTAACTGATCTGGAATGACCACAAAGGCGCCGAGTAATAGGCGGTCGTACGGCGTCGGCCGCTGGCCGCTTTTTGCACCCCTGTGCTCCACTCCGGCGCCTTTTTCGACAGCAGGGTTTGCCCCGGCATGCGCGGCAACACACCCTCTGTCACCACACCCACATCGGGATAACTGGCGATCCATCGGGATGGCCAAAACGGGTTTAACAGCATGATGTCCCCTAAGCCTTGATGGCACCGTTACGCCGCATTTTTTGCATTTCTTCGGCAAACGCCCGGGCATTGCGCCGGATGTCCGCCGGGGTCATCCGGCCGCTGTAATCGTTGTAGTGGTAGGTGCCATCGCCACCCAGTTGCCCGTCGCCGTTCGCCGCCTGGCGGATGACGTTGGCGTACTGCTTGGGCAGAACCATTTCCTGTTCGTGCAGCTGGGTCATCGGGTTGGTACCCGCCGGGATGTCATAGCCGCCTTCGGCCGACGCGACGTTTTTGACCAAGCCAAACACGAAGGCGCCGGCCGCCGCAGCGGCAGCGACACCCAGTACCGGCCCGATGATGGGAATCGCCGACATGGCAGCGAAGGCACCGGCCATCGCTTGCCAGGCACTGGCGATGATGTTCTTGATCGTTGCCGCCCCCCAGATCGCCACGGACATCGCCGCACCACCCGCCTCCGCTGCGGTTCGAATACCGACGCCGGCCACCGTCGCGCCGGTCTTGGCGGTCTCGCCGAACATCCAGGCCATCAACGGCTTGGTCACCATGTTCTCGATGAACGCAGTGCCGATGCTGCCGAAGATGCCTTGCAGCAACCCTTGAGTGCTCAGCGTCCCGCTCAGAATGCCGGAGAGGCCGCTGCTCCAGCTCGACTGGATGCTACTCAGCATGCCGCTCCAGTTGCTTTGCGACTCGAGGGTTTGCTGCCGGCCGATGACCGCCATGCTATTGCGGTGCGTTTGCTCGAGCGCCAGGATCTGTTGCTGAACCTGCTGCAGGGCCACAGGGCTCCGGTCCGGGTCCTGATTGAGCAAGGCTTTGCGCTGTTGCAACGCGGCAGCCTCAATGGCATAGCGTTGCTGCTCGAATTCGGCCTGCGCCTGCAGCAACTGCCCTTGGGTAATCAGGTTGGCCTGCAGGTCCAACTGCGCCATCTGTTCGGCATGGGCAATATCGGTCAACCGCGCCTGCTGATCCGCAGCGATCTGCTGCTGCTTCATCGACGAGATCTGCTGCTGTTTCTCGCGCTCGATCGCCACCACTTCAGAGGCTGCCTTGCGATACTCTTGGCTGTCCAAGCCGTACAACTGGCGACTACGCTCCAGCACCTGCTGGGCGATCTGCAGGCGAGCGTCCATGTTGTTGCGATACTGCTGCGCCTGAGCCTGCAGGTCTGCAAACGCTTTCCCTTCGTCCTGACGCCGAAGCCCGTTCAAGGCGCTCAGGTAGTTGCGTTGCACGGCAAGCCGTTCGGAAGCGCTGAGATCAGTTCGTTTTAGAATGCCCTGCCAATACTCCTTTTCCTGCTGCTGCGAAAACTGCAGGAAGGTCCCCTGCTCCGACTGCTGTTGTGCGTGCGCGACCTTCTGCGCATCCAGCGCTTCCGACCACTGGCTGACCCGGGACTTGCTCGCGCCAGGTGGTGTGATCGGGTCGTCCGTTTTAGCCGGCGGAGGCTTGGTTGTTTCCTCCAGACTTTTGCGATGCTCGATGGCAGCGGCGTAGGTCTGTTCCAGCTTGGTCAGGCGCGCAATCTCAATGCCATAGGCCGTAGGAGCGACACGCCCTTGCTGCGGTGCCTTGGTCAGTGCGACATGGCCGGTCGCTGCCATTTCCGCGACCTTGGCTCGCTGCGCCTCAATGCGCGCCATGCGCGATCGCATCCCCGCGTCCACCTGGTCGATCTTTTCAGAAGTGAGCTGCATGCTTTCCAGCAGCAGCCGCTCTTCCTCAAGCGAACCCTCCAGCTGTGCTTTACCGCCCCCACCCCTGGCGCCCTTGTTTCCGACGTTTTCTAACATCGTCTCCAAGCGGGCAACATTGGCGGCCACTTCCTCAACCGTGACACCGGTCCCGGTCATGGATTTGAGAAGGTTGTTGAACCAACCTGCCGTTTCAGCCAGGCGTTTATTCAGGCTGATGAAGGCCGGTTCGAGTATGGTCCCGATGGTGACCTTGAGCTCATTGCTCTTGGAGTCCAGTTCAGCCTGGCTCCCCGTCAGCCCTTCGGCCGCCTTCTTCGCATTGCCGACCTGCGCTTCGGTCTCCTTCATGATGCCGTTGTATTCGGCCTGAATTTTCTGCGAATCGCTGAGCTTGTCGCGTGACGTGCCAATGCTCTTGGCGTACTCGTCCCACATTTTTGCCACGTTTTTCGTGACGCCGGCGTTGTCGACCAGCACCGAGTTTTCGTTCTTCAAACCCTCAGTGGCGGACACCACCGCCTCGGACATGCTCAGGTTGGCTTGCCTGTTGAATGCTGCTGCATCCTTCAGGCGATTAATCACCGACACTGCCTGGTCGACGCTGTAGCCGCGACTGAGCAGGTTCTGCAAAGCCTTGGCCGCATCCCCGACGCTGATCAGGCCATCGGCCGCCAGCTTGTTGGCCTCGTCCATGGCCCGACCAATGCCGACGCCGGCATGGTTGGCCACCGCTTCCAAACCACGATAGGCCGCCTGCTGCTGGATCGCCGCTTCCTTGCTGTCACTGACCAACTGCCCCAGCTTGAAAGCCCCGACCCCAAGCACACCCAAGATCCCAGCGGCTACGCCACCCAAGCCAGAGCGCATGACGCTAGCGACACCTGCGAAGGCGTCGTTCACCGCCGGGCCAAACTTGCCGATCTGGGCCTGACTGCCCACCATGTCGGTGTTGATGGCCCGCAACTCTCGACTGAGCGTGGTTCGGGCGTCTCGCATATTGCGTTCGATGCTCTCGACTGCGCGGTCAAAACCTTGGGTGCCGGCAGTGAACTGGTACGCGATATTTCTATCCATGCCGGACACTCACTGTGCAAGAAAGGAAAAACTCCGCCGAAGCGGAGTTCTGTTGATGAAGTTAACGATCACTGGAACGGCTCGGCTGGCACGACAAACGCATCCAGCGCGCCACGCAAATGCGGCGGCAGCTCGTCGCGCATATCAGCAGCCAGTGCCGCCATGTTGGTCGCCAGGTCAGGCGCCCCACAGTCCGATTGCGTTGGCTTGTAGCCCAGATATCCCGCCACCAGCACATGCACAGGCGGATGGTGATGCCAGTAGTCCGTCATGTGCCCCACCATGATCATGTCCCAGTCACGTCGCAGCGTGACCGGACTCTGTCCGGTACTGGCGATCAGGTGAGCGTAGAGCTGGCCCCAGTCAAAGGGGCCACCGCTTCCCCCGGTGCCGTATCCTGAACTTCCAGACCCGAGGCGCTCATCACCGCATTGAGGGCATCACGCATGTTTCTTAGGTCCAGCAGCGCGGCAACCTCAGCGCGCTCGATAGTGGGATAGTTTCGACGCAATGCGGCGTGCGTTGCATCGATCACGGTCGCGATGCTGTCCTTGTCCAGGTTGCCCGCCATCACCGAGTTGATGCGGTCCAGCAACTGCTCCAGATCCCCCAGAGCCAACGGCGGAATCACCAACACCTTTCCGGGGAACGGGAACTCAACACCCGGTACATTCACGACGGTCATTCGCTGGCACTCCAATACACGACCTCGCCAAACTCATCGGCATAGCCAGTGAATTCAAAGTCAGGGATGGTGTAGTCGTCCTGCTTGGTGCCGAAGCCCAGCTTGTTGCTGACGAAGTTCGGCACCCGGACATAGATCGATTTGCCCTTGTACTTCAGGTACAGCTCACCCTGAAACACCGGCATATCGCCCATGGGCAAGTTGCGAACCGACAGACTCTTGCCCGTCGTAACGGAGTAGCGATAGTCGATAAACACCGGCACATCGACATCGGCGACCGCGAAGGTGTACTCGCCCGTCGCGGCGTTGTAGGTGTACTGACCGACTGCAGGAGCGGTCAGCACTCGCTCAAAAGGCAGTGCTCCGCCGCCACGCACCCCCAGATCTCCCGTCAATAGGCCACCGGCGGGCGGCGTGACAATGATCTTGCCCCCTGCAGGTACCGGGGTCGGGGTCGTCGCGTGATGCACCAGCACCTGACCGGGCTGCAGGTTCTGGCCGAAGACCAGGGCATTCCACTGCGCAAGGCTGATCTGTGCCGCTTTTGCTTTGCCAGACAGCTTGCCCTGGCCACGCGCGGCGTCGACCGCGAACTGCTCACTGCCGAACAGCTCCTTGGAGTCATAGGACAGATCGACCGAGGCTTCCTGCATGATGCCGAGCAGGATCGGGGTCGGTGCGGCCAGCGAGTTGCCATAGGCGTCCATCAGCGGAGTGGCATAAAACAACCCGCTGCCGAATGCAATTTGCATAATGTGTTCCTCAGTAAAGGGTGGGGCCGGACGTCAGGTCGCCGGTATTGCACAGGTAGGTAAAGCGGTAACGCACCATGCAGTTACCGGCGGTGTTGTCGCCTTCTTCCTCGAGCCAATCGATGTAAAAGCGTTGCACCCGATCCGCTTCTTCAAACGCATCCTCGGCCAGCAGGACGGCATGCACCGCAACCTTGACCAGATCGGCGATCTGGTCCCAGGCCTCACCCGTGGTGGGGTTCTCCCGTGCCAATATTTCAACTGACAGTTCGAACTGGTTGCGGTCCACCGAGTAACTTTCGCGCTCGGTGGTTTCCAGGTTTGGGCGAATCACGATGGCCGGCGACATGTCCCGGGTGATCGCTTCCGTACGACTGCGAAACACGCGGTCGCCGGCCAACGTACCGGCAGCCAAAATCAACGCTTTCGCCTTTTCAACGATGCGTTCCTGAATCGAGGGCATGGGATTTAGACCTTGGTGAGAGAGGCCAGACTGAGCGCGCCGTCATCAATCATGCGGCGATCGCGTACTCGGAAAGTGACGCCGCCGACGGTGACCAGCTTGGGATTGTTGATGCCAAGGCGTTCAGCCTCGGCGGTGATAACCAGGATCTCGTAACCGGTGGATTGGCTATTCAACCCACCCATTCCAACGATCTCGTCGGGCATATCTCGGACCGCCAGAAAGGGTTGGCCATCGATCACCCCTCCCACGTCGAAATCTTCCAGGAAGCCCGTGAGATCTTCGTTAAGCACTGTCCCCTTCCTTGGCCTGGGCGCCTTTGCGCGGGACGCTGGCTTCCACCTTCACCTCTACCAACTGATGGCGAAAACGTTCAGCAACGTCGGCCGGCAGTTCAATCTGGTCACCGACCGCTGTCACCTTGTCGCCCGGTCCGCGAAAGGTCCCGGAAACGACGGTGTAGGCTTTATTCGCCATCATTACCCCCTGCTGCTTTCTCGACCTTGGTCACCCGCTGCGCCAGTGCCTTGTCCGGCTCGCCGGGGATAACGATCACCTCCCCCGCCTTGAACTGAACGGCATCCAGAATGGTGTAGCGGCCCTTCTTGCCCGCGATCGCCTCCAGGCTGTGCGCACGCGCGGCGGCCTGGGCGGCGGTCAGGATCAACTCACCGCTGTACAGCGTGATGGGCTGATCAACGTGATACTTCGGCATATGAATGTCCTCGATGACATGTAAGCCCGCGGGCTTACACCAGTTTGTTCAGGACGGCGTACTGCCAACGGCCGAATCCAACGTTGCGCCAGGTGTCGACACCGTACTGGTGGGCATCGTTGTCGAACTCGTATTCCGAGCCCTCGGCCTTGGCCTTCATCACCACATCGGTTTCCTGCTGACGAATGAACGCTTTCAGGCGGCCGTCAGTGCGTAGGGTGACGAACTGGTCCTGCCAGGCGTTGAGGCGAACGTTGCCCACCACGCGCACCACGACGTTGTCCGGCATGACGATTTCGTTGATGTTGGTACCCCGGGGCACGCTCAACGCTGATTGGGCAACGCTCAGCAGGTTGTACGGCACCATCACCAGGAACTCGCGAGCCAGTTCGTTGATGGGCTCGCCCTGATCGTCCTTGAGGCTGGTCAGTTGAGTGATCGAGCGGGCAACCGCCTGCTGGAATACCGCAACGCTCGGAGCAGACGGTGTGCCAGGGTTTTCCGCGACCAGGTTGGCAATAGTCGTGGTGATCTTGTTGGACTGGACACCGCTTTGGCCTTCCTGGTGGTCGGTATCGAAGTAATACTGCCCGTCGTAGCAGATCTGACTCTCACCATTGAGCAGCAGCACCGACAACAGGCGCGCCCAGTGCGCGTTGGTGCGGTCCGCCAGCTCGCCCAGACGAATTCGCAGTTGACCGGTTTTGTCGCGGCGCAGTTCTTTTACCAGGACCTCGATCGTCGCTTCAAAGTGCAGGTTCTCGATTTCGAGTTCAGCACTGTTGAAGCCCTTGGCATGACGCCCGCCGATCCACTCACGCAGGGTTGGCACCATGCCGATCCATGGATAGGTTTCTTTTGCCTGGTCGGAGTCGAACAGGTTGGAGACTGCATCGATCCAGGTATTGCCGACATTTTGTTCGAGCAGCTCATAAAACGTACCGATCACGGCACGACTGGACAGTACTTCAGCACCCATGGGTGATTCTCCCGAAGAAGGATGAATTGGAAAAATTGGAGTTGCGCGGGGTGTTACGGAGCGACCGGAATGGCCTGTGCAGCGAACTTGACGATGCCCACGCCGCCACTGACAAAGCGGTGCACATGGCCTACGCGGCTATTACCCGCCGCGGTCAGCACGAAGGTGCCGCTGTCACTGGCGTAGACAGCCTTGCCGATGTCCGTGATCGCCAGTGCCGTGACGGAGAGCTGAACCTTGCCGTGCTCACGTGCGCGGACACGGATCGCGCCGGCGCCGCCGATGCGGTTGTCAGCGCCGCGATCAGCGAAGCCGACAAACAGATCACCGGCGGCGAGCGGTCGAGCCAGGCCGCTGGCGGCAACAATACCGATCGCCGAGCCTTCGAAAATTTGAGCGGCACCGGCAACGGGCAATTCGTTGATATCCCCCGTCTCGTAAGCGCGTGGGGTGTCTTGTGTCAGTGGCATAGGATTCTCCAGGGCCAGGGGTTAGAGGATTACCAGGTACTTACTTTTTCAGGACCTTGATCAGGCCTTTTTCGGAAGCCCGGCGATAGCCGTGGTAGGCCTCGAAGGTGCCGAATTCAGCGCGCAAATCCTTGTCGCTGTCCCACGTTGCTTTTGCGCGCTCTTCCAGCGGCGCCTCCGGATCTTCCTCGGCAGCTGCTGGAGCCAATGGCGGTGCAACGGCTCCTGGTACAGGCGCGGCGGCGCTGCCGCGAATATCGGCCAGTGCGTTAACACGCTTCGATTTCTCGGCAGCGATCACCTGCGCGGCTGCTTCGGCACCGCTGGTTTTGCCATCGAACTTGAGGCTGGCAATGAGTTCTTCATGGCCCGGCAGGCCAGCCGCCTCGACAGCCTTGATGCGGTCACATTCAGTGCGAGCACCGGCTGCGTGGGCATCATGTTCCAGGCTGGCCAGCAGCTCGGCATGATTCGCGGCCAGGTACTCGCGGGTGATGGCTGGCTGTTCAGTCGTTGGGGCGGGTGCGGTGCTGCTGTTTGGCGTGGACATGGATCGATCTCCAGAGGGGCTGCCATTGAATTCGGCAATAAGGTTTTCAAGGGTGGATTCACGGTCAGCCATGCCCAGTTCAACGGCATCAGAACCAATCCGCATGTCGCCCTGGCCGAAGTCGGCCAGCACGGTTTCAACACTGAGGCCGCGATAGTTGGCGACGTCCTCGACAAAGATGTCAGTCAGCCGATCTACATGCGCCTGGGCCAAGGCTCGGCCTGACTCAGTGCCGAAGTCCGGGCGCTTGTTCGGGCTTTGGCTGCTGACGATCTCGAAACTGCCGTCATCGCCGTTTTTGCGCACCGTCAACACGGTGCCGATAGAGCCGACGGCGCCGGTGCGGCTCATGACGATTTCATGGGCCGCCGCGGCCATCCAGTAACCGGCACTGGCCGCGTTGCCGGATACGTAGGCCACCACCCGCTTGGGCGACGCTCGGATCATTTGGCCGAACTCCGCGATGCCGCTGGCAATGCCGCCAGGCGTGTCCATCACCAGAATGATGGTGTCGGTTCGCGGGTCATCCACCGCCGTGGTGAACTCCTTCGCCAACACATCCAGCGAGGTCGCACCAGAGAGTGCCGTAAAGAGGTTGGCGTAACGGAACACCGGGCCGGTGACAGGCAGCAATGCAACATTGCCGCGCTGTGTCACTGCTCGACTGTTCTGCAGGGGCTTGCCTTGCCGGGCCTCCAAGGCTTCTGGCCCTTCGTGCTCCCGGCGGGCGATGGCAGTGATGGTTTGCAGCATGTCCGGGGTGATAGCCCAGGGCTCGCGCGACACCAGGTCGAACGCCGTCACCCGGTGCACGGGAGGTGCATCGGTTGGGTTGTCGCTCATAGTTATGTCCGTTCAGGAAGGTCGGGGTTTACGGCAGGCTCATTTTCCGGGCGGGCTGTAGGCGTTGCAGAAAGGCCATCGTCAAGACGGCGCTTTACCTCCAGCGCCCGCTGTTCGTGGTTTTCTTCCCAGTCGCTGCCGTCGTAGAGCATCGACTCTTTCGCCAGCGTACTGATGCCGATATCAATACGCTTCTCTGCCGCGTTGACGTCTTTCAGAGGGTCAACCGTGCCCGGGCCATCCCCGACCCACAGCGAACCGCAATAGGCGTAGCGCAACAGCGGATGGTCAAAAAAACCCGGCGCCTCGACATCGCCCTGCGCGACAGCTTCTTCCAGCCAATGCTCGTACACCGGCTGGCAGAAGTTGTGCCCCAAGAAGTCGCGGCACCCGCGAACAAACTGCCAAGCCTCCATCACCGCTGCACGTGCGGCGGTATAACTGGCAGTAAAGTGCTTGATCAGCACCTCATACGGCAGCTCCAGGGCCATACCGATCTGACGCAGCATGGCCAGCACGAAAGGATCAAAGGCCATGTTCGGCCGCCCCGGTGAGGCGGTGTCGATGGAGGCGCCGTCGTCCAGCTCGGCCACGATGCCCCCGCTGAGGGAGCCGTCCCATCCACCCGAAGAGCGCCCTGCCGGACTGTCGCCGCCGACCGGCGTATTGCCCGTCGCCGCCGAGGCCAAAGGGCTGAGCTGGCCACCGTTGCCGGGCTTGATGAACACTGCGAAGAACGCGGACACCACCGCCGCTTCCAACTCGGCATCGGTATAGCGGTCAAGCTGTTTGAGCTTTTCGATCACCGGGGCCAGGTACGGCACCCCCCGGGGCTGACCTACACGACGGCGCCGGTACAGGTGTAGCAGCACCCGGCCGCCACGCTCATTGAAAAACGGACGCTCATCCCAAACCCGCTCTTTCACACCCAGCGCACCGGGATGACTGCGCAGGATGTGCGCTTTGACCGGTGCCCCGTCAGCATCCCGTTCGATTCCGGCGGTGAGCGTTTCCGTGTCCGCCTTGCCCGAGGGATTGCAGACCCGATCGCCTTCGATCAGTTGAACGCATGCGGAGTAGTGATGACCTGGTTGGACTTTATGCGTCAGCAGTGGGAACACATCGCCGCTGCTCAGCACCGACCGCCATGCAAGCTCCTGCAGGCCGTAAAAGTTTTGCTCCCGGGTAATGTCGCAGCAGTTGGTTTCGGCCCAGGATTTGAACAGGGATTCGGTATTGCGCTGCCAGTCGCGGGCCTGCTCTTCATCCCACCCGAGGATCTGGCGATTGACCACCGACTTGAGAGCCAGGCCGGTCCCGACGGTTTTTGTCGTCACCGTGTTGATCGCACCGCCGCCGATGGGGTTGTTGCGCTCCAGATCGCGACAACGTTCGCGCAGCGTGGGCAAGTCCGGTAGCAGGTCCGCCGCAGCGCTGCCCGCTGCGGGATTCCAGGCACTCAACGAGCGCTTGGCCTTGGAGGCCCCGGTGTAACCACCCAACGCGGTCATCGTCATCCGGGCATGCATACGCTTGGCACCGCGCTCCGGACTGATCCAACTGATGGCCTTGTCCAGCAGCGTCGGTTCAGGTGACTTGGGTGCGCGGCTCATAACGGCGTGATCCCACGCAGCGTTATACCCCGAGGCCGTCCGCTGGCCAGCCGATCAACCTGGCCTTGCCAGTAGTCGATCATCCGGGTGATCTCCGCCGCGTCCGCATAATTCAGTTGCCGGGTGCCGATGCGATAGCTCTGTTTCTGGCTGACTTTGATGCTTGCGTCGAGCCACGCTTGAAGCTGGCTTTGCGCCTGTTCCAGTGTGATAGCCATGGGTTAGTTCCTGCGTTGGGAGAGCACACGCATTGCACTGCGGCGCCCAGAAATAACTCTCCCGCCAGTTGGCGGGAGTTCAGGTGGTTCAACAGGTGCCACCGGCGCCGGTTGTTCAGCAACAACATCAGGTCCAGGATCAGGATCGCGAGCCGGCTCCGCTGGGGGCGCGTCGAAGAAAAGCGCCCCCTGCCGGATCTGGGCATCAAGCGCTGCCCAGTCGTGTTCTTGCAGCAGATGAGTTTTCAGCGAACGGGCCGCGTGAAGTGCGTAGGTTTCGCAGTCGGTGGCCTCGTTCGGCTCACCGGCCTTTTTCTGCCACACCTTGCGGTAGTGATGCCGGCGGCTGGGGGCTTTCACTTCAGCCGTGATCTGCCGCCAGTAGTCCGGCCGCACTGTCTTGTAGAAGTGCATCCGGCCCGGACCGTCTCCAGCCAGCGGCAAACGACCCTCAATCCAGAGATCTTTGGCACGCGAGGTGCCGACGATGTAAGGCCGCAGGCCATACTTCGACGCCTTTTGCTCTTTGTCGGTGTCCACACCCTGCCGCGGTGCACTGAAGATTTCTTTTCGTTCATCATCCCGGCTGTTACCTCGCTCGCTCGCGCCCTTGATCGCCATCACGCCGTTGCGCTGGTGTTTACGGCAAAACGCATAGGCCGCGTCCTGGGTGACGGTACCGTCCGAGGTATCGAGCGATACCGCGAGCACCTTCAACTTGGCACCGCAGGCGTGGGTAATGGGAGCGAACAGCAGTTTTTCCAGATCCAGCCACACTCCCTGATCAGGCAAAACCACCTCACCGTAGATCTCGCCCCAGTAGAGCAACCAGGATTCCTCACCTCGACCCCAAGCCCGCATGACAACCGCGAGGCGGTCATGCTGGACGTCCACGCCGGCGGTGACCACAAGGCCACCCATCGGCACGAACAGTTCGGGGTAGTCCTCGGCCCGTTCCGCTAGCTTGTCCGCCTCGGGCAGGTCCGACTTGTATTCATAGGCCCGGCCCTGTTTCTGGTTGACGAACTTGATCAGCAGCGACAGGTTGCCCATCGACGCCTGGTGTTCGGCGTTGAGTTTCTCGCGCACGATATCGGCCAGACTGGTACCCGGCAGGCAGGCATAGAGCTCGTTCAGTTCAATGAACCCGGCACGCCCGGCAAAGGGTTTGGTCGGCACCCAACCGCAGTTCGGGTCACCGGCATCAATGGCGTTGAACACCGTGTTGCGGATGTTCTCCTTGCGCTGGTAGTCGTCCCAGATTTCCCCGCAGTGTGGGCAGGCATAGCCGGCTGTTGCCGGATCCGCACGGCCATAGATTTCATGGGGCTGCGCTTCCTCTTCGATGTCCAGCCACTTGATGTGCGCGAAGTCCAGCACATGAGCCTGGCCGCAGGTGTGGCAGATGATCGGCAACACCCGGCAATCGGTCTGAGCCAAGCGCGCCTCGGTCTTGCTCGCGCCCTTGATCGCCGGCGTACCCCCCACTAACATTTTCGAGCCGGGATAACGTTTGCCACGCTCCTCAAGCAGGGCGATCGCATCGCCCTGCCCCTTAACGTCGTCGCTGGTATCGTCGGGTTCCTCGACCACCGACAGGCCGACAGACGAAGTGGATTTGACGTTGCCGGGGGAGTTGGACGCCACCAGCTTGAGGAATCCGCCCGGAAAGGTCTTGTGGTCCCAGCGATTGCCGGAAGTACGGCTCACATCGACCGGCATCAGCTTCGCCACTTCCGTGTTCGCCGTGACACCGAACTTAAGCTTTTCGTCGTGAAAGTTCTTGCCGTCCTTTTCCTTGGCAAACAGGATCATGATCGGACGCGGCAGGTTGTGAATGAACTTGAACAGGTAGCCTATCAGGAACCACGTCCAGCCGATCTGCGCCGCCTTCATCAGGTCGACTTCGCTGACCCGCGGATCATCCAGGGCAGCGGCAACGCCGAGAAAGTAAGGCGTGTACTGGAAGTCGTAGAGCCCGTGCAGCACACCGCTCTCTGACGGCAGGTAAAACTCGGTGCTCAGGTAATGCGCGGTCGGAATGTCACGCGGCGGGTTGAATTTCCCCGCTGCTGCCAACAAGCTCCGCGCCAAGTTTTCGCGCGTAGCCTGCAATTCGCTCGGTTGTAGGTCCAGCAACTTTGGCCACCACTGCTCGATCAATCGTGAGCTTCTGCACGTTTTCGATTTCCTGAAGGATTCGCTCAAGGCCGCCCAGGTACTCCCGGTTTGCGAAGCTGGCCCAGTCAGACAGCACCCGTTCAGCCTCGTCTGCGGAGATCAATGAACGCAGCTTTTCGTGATACGTCAGCCGGCCGTTTGCCGCTTTCTGCTGCAAGTCGTCGATCCGCGCTCGGTTGAGTTGTTCGATCTGGCTACCCCCGCGCCCCGCGGCTTTTTCGCGCAGGTCGCGGATGTAAGCCGTGCGGATCTCGTCGAGGGTCGCCGCCTGCCAGTCCAGGTCCAACCGTTTGAGCACGTCGCGTGCACTACGCTCGCTCAGGTCCAGATGTTCGGCGACTTCAAGTTGGGTTGGCATAGTCTGGTCCTGTTGCTGACAGGGAAGCGGAACCCCCTATGTCGGGTTGAATCTGCAAAAAGATCGGGGTTCGAATTACCCCATTTCCCCGATCGCCCGGAAGGACCCATTGATCAGGGCAACACCGCCCGGCGTCACCCCCGCCCCATCTCGCGGGCCAAGGCTCGGCGGAACAGCGGTTCGAACTCGGCAGCCGCCACGCGATCGGCCACCCCGTAGAAGTCGAAGCGCCGCCGATAGGTCGGACGTTTGACGAAGATCAGGATGGGGCGCGCTCCGCTGCCGACGCGTTGCCAGATGCCAAGCGGGCCGGTGCCGTTGCCTGGACGCCCGGCAAAGTAGTCAGGGGCATTGCGATTGCGTCGTTTACTGCGCGCAGTACGGTTGGCCATGAAGCCTGACACACGTTCGGCAGCGCCGAGCGCTGATAGTATTTGGACGATCTGGCCCCGGCTGATATTGCCGTTGCCATCCATTCGGGCACGTCGCCCTGGCACGGCGTACATGTCGGCAGGCATCAGGCCGTAGTGAATCAGCGCCTTCTCGAATCGCTTGTGCGGACGATTGCCGCCATCGATATGCACCGGCAAGTACTTTGATGCCGCTACACCTGAGCTGGCTTCATCCTTGACCCACACCCGCGCAAACAATCGAGTGGCTGTCGCACTTCGCTTATAGATCGAATTCAACGTCCAACGGGTGGGACGATCAAACACGCGGGCCATCTCGGCTTTCTCTGCGCTTTGCACCCGCTCGGCGGTGAACGTCAGTGCTTTGGCCGCAGCCGTTGGCACCTTGTCGCGAGCCAGGCCGCGCATCTCTCGCACGATCTTATCGATGTTCTCACGCATCTCCAGCCGCATCATTGCCCTGGTTCGCCGCCAGTGGCTGACGACTCGCTGACGCCCAGCCGCTTGGCGACCCAGCGTTCGTACAACCCGATGGCGACATCGGCGCCGGCCATCGCAGTCAGGCAACCTAAGCTGCCCGCCGCCCAGATCGACATGCCTGCAGCGATCATCAACATCATCGCCGAAACCCCGCAGGCGATGCAGGCACCCGACCGTAGTGCCAAGCGCCGCAACAAAACCCAGCCTCGCGCCCCATCCTTGTCGGCCCGCCACATCTCGCCCGATACGCCTCCGACCAGGGCCAGGACGATCACTAACCAGATCGGCATTTCCGCAAGCGCCTGCTGCTCATTTGTCATGTTCTGTCCTTATGGGTTACGCCATCCGCCGGAAAAAGAAAACCCCGCCGAAGCGGGGTTAGGTGACCGGCGCAGGGAGGGCCGGGTGATGCTGCACAGCACGTGCGAGGTCAGCGCCAAGGCGCAAATTCCATATCGTGGGGACTTTTTACCCGCCTCCGGAAAAACCGAAAAGAGGCTATTTTCGGTAGATCAGCAAACGACATGAATACGACCGCAATACGACCACAATACGACAAAGCACCCCGACGAACGGTATTCAGCAGGTTCGCGTACGCTTGCTCGTCGAGGCTCTGGTCAGGTTGGTTTCAAGCGCACCGCTTCGACGGTCGAACCCTCGGGTTGTTGCGCTGCGAACCGTGAGGATTAACTGCACCTGCTGATGCAAACGATGAACCCAATTCCGATACGTCCGGTCAGCGTCCTCTCGAAGTCCAAGCAACTGCAACTGAGAGCGAACGGAATATGGGGGCTGGGGCAGGTAGCGGTTGCGAGCCAACGCCGCGAGTTGGGCACCTTTCGCCGACTGCCGCTCAAGTTGCGCGAGGGCCGCCGCAATTTCGCTAGCAACATGATCCATACCGCCACCCGCCGCCATCAACAGATCACGCGATCCAGGTGTGCCCCGCGGCGCGCTACCGCCCCACTGCATGATCGTCGCCATCGGGCTGCCCAGCCCGGCACCGTCGCCGACCTGGCAGTGCTGGTGCGCCCAATGCTGCATCAACGCTTCAATTTCATCGATCATCGCCCTTCCCCCCGAAAAAACGAGCCCAACACAAAAAACACCACACCCAACACAAACCCTACACAAATAAAAACTATATAAATCAGTCGTTTAAGTTGATTTGTGTAAAGTGTGTAGGGTGTGCAGGCTTTTTCGGGTGTCGCATGACCTTTTTTTTCGTTCACATGCGCTGACTGCAAATAAACCGCATGTTCATACGCCTGCGCGCACGATAACCCTGCACACCCAACACGACGCCCTAGAACGGGCTGAATTCGCGGGTTTAGTGTGTGTTGGGCCGAAAAACATAACCCTGCACAACCCTGCACACCTTGCACACATCCGAGCGCAATCATGCCGCCACCGCCTTGATGTGGTCCCAGCTGTCGACACTCCACCCGGCCAACCTCGCCCCAGCTCGCCAGGTTGCGACTGCTTTGCCCAGATCGGCCGATGACAGTGATGGGGGCTGGGAAGCACCAGGCCCATCAGGGAAGAAAAGGATGCCGAACCGCCTACTGCTGCCGTCAGTCCAAGGAATACTCCTGGTAGTTTTTTCGACTTCAGCACTGATGAACTCGGCGAACTTGGTATGACTGAGGGTGTGCTCTTTGTTTCGATGACACCATTCCAGAAACAATGCGTAGAGATCCTGGGACAAACATGCTCCCCACATGTTTTGGCCAAGCTGACTGGCTCGCCAAAGGTGCAGGAATGTTTGCCAGCTTGCCCTGCTCAACGCTACCAAACGCTCCCGCGCAGGTGTATGAGGTGGTCGGGTTCGCTGATTGAAGTCGCCCATATCTACGGCAAGTAGCCACGCATAGAGCGCTGCCACACCACCGTTTTCCAACTCGGCACCGATAGCCTTCTGCCGATCAGGTGGTAACGTATCCATAGGCCATACCACCAGCATTCGTCGATCGCTTTCACTAATGGGCCAGGGCAGGATCTCGTTACTGAGAAATACGGCGTTCATATGGTTGGCTTCTTCCCAACCGTTGATGAACTTCGACTCCATTCGCACCGTCTTGCCGGTGACCAAGTGCTTAATCTTCCCCACCTGGTTGTACCGCTGATCCCGGCTGACAACTTCCTCGAACACGGCCCAAAGCTTGCGGCTCTGCCAAGCATTGAAGTTGCTTTCCAGTTGGGTCTGGCCCACGGTCGCGGCGTACTGGCCATACAACTTGCCGAAGATGTCAGCGAACAGGAAACTTTTGCCAGAGCCTTCCATGATCGAATGCATCAGCACGGCGGTGTCCATCTTCGCGCCCAAGTGCTGAAGTGGATAAGCCAGCCAGCGAGTCAGCCATAACGTGGCCTCAGGGTCGTGATTACACAGGAAACCGAACAACCAGCGAATGTTGGCGCACGCCTCATCATTGCGCTCAGGTTCAAGCGGCAAACCTTCGAAGGTATTGATGTAGACATTGGGGTCTTTGGTCATGGTGGGATCGAAGACTATGTTGTCCACGTCCACGACTCGCCGATCTGGACTGTTCAGCCACATCCCGTAGCCATCCCCAAGCGCCATTTTTACCGCACCCTCAGGTACCCGCCGTTTCTTCTCCCGGTCCCACACGTCTTTAGTGCCGTCGATGTACACGTACCGCTCGATGGGTACCAGACCGAACGCACCAGCCTTCTTGCTGGACATGCGCTTTGCCTGATCCAGCTCCCGCACCTGATCACTAGATATCAGTTTCTTGCGCGCCTCATCGGCCCACTGTTTAGCCAACGGTTTGGTCACCAATGACTCGAATGCGGATTTCTTCATTGAAGTCCCGCGATCGATATCCCAGATGTTCGTCGTACCTTCGACCAACGCATACCGGCGTAACAGATGAGTCACCGTCAATGGCTCCTCCCCCGCCCCCCCGTGAAGAGCCGGAGCGGCCTTGCCGGCGGCGTCGTTCGCATAGCTCGGCTTGCTCGTCACACTGGATGGGGTGGGGGGAAGATCACGCGGATCCGGCCGCGAGGAATGCTGCATACCCAACATGCGCGCAGCGTCTTTCACGGCCTTCGATTGATCGCCGCCGTGTTCGAGCAAACAGAACACCTCAAAGGCATCATTCTGATGCCCGTTCGCGAGGGGATCGGCACCGTGATGGGAGTAAACCTTGCCCTGATCACTGATGGTAATACCGGGTAGTCCGGTGCTGCTCTGCGGGTAAAGCCACTTACTACCCCGCTTGATGTAACCGTGAGCCCGCAAAAGCTCTTGAACGTCATGGCAGCGATTGAACTCATCGATCACCGAGGGACGCTGACCAGCCGCTGACGCCAGACGTTTGCCGACTTTCTCCGACGCCACTGTGGGTTTGATTCCCCAAGGGCACGCAGCCTCGGCATCACGCTTAAAGAAGTCCCAGTTTTGCCAGACAGATAGCAACTCTTTGGTCAGAGTCGGCAGTCCATCGGTGGCATTCGGCGGTGTTCGCCAGGTGTAAGACTTGCCGGTCCCCGGATGAATCGAAGGTGGGAACACGTCTTGCACCAGGCCGGCACGCAGCTCGAACACCGTAAAGCGCTTGAATGGGTCGGCTTCTGCACGCGCTGCAGCCTCGCCAGCAATATCGCCCTGTTCTTTCGCAGCCCTGGCCTTGTCCATAAAGCCTTTGAAAATCGAACCGTCAGGATCGTTTTCATTCGGCCAAGACAAAGAGTGCCGGGACAGCTCGACGCCGTCCGGCAATTTGAAGACCACCCGAAAGCGCGCTGGGTTGCCAACAATAGTCGGGCACACCAACGCCATGGCATCCAGATCAACACCAAGCAATTCATACAGCACATGCCGCGTCCACTGAACGTCATCAACGTCCAACGAACAGACACGGCTTGGCCCGAGCACGACGCCGAGATTGTGGTTAGGGTTACGCTGCCAGAAAGCTTCAGCCGTGGCGGCGTCAGTGATGTAGCCGCCGGGCTTGTTCCACCCCATGCCCTTTGGGGCTTTCTCACCTGGCTCGATGGAGACCAAGGCGAGGTCGAAAACATCGATGTAGCGTTTTGCCCATGCCGCGATGGCTACTCCTTTGACTGGTTCAGTCATCGCCGCTCCTCCCGCAACCCCTGACAGTCAACGCAGGTTTGGCAACCCGCGATTGTCTGCTGTCGAAGTAACGGGATAGCTTCGGCGCAATCGACGCAAAACTGCGCACTGATGCGGTTTGATGGAGCAAGGCGGCTGCGCTGAAGCGCAACATCGAGCAGGTATTGCGCCTGGTCGTTCGCGCGATCGATATCGTCAGCCATGGATACGTTCCTCCAATGCCTGACGGGCGCCCGCCATAATGCCTAGGACTTCGCGGATGACGTCCATTCCATGCTTTTCAAGATCGAGCACTTCGTGAAGTTCCCAGATGTTGTCTGCGGCACCATCATGCATGGCGGCCACGAACTCGCCAGTTTCACCCAGCAACTTGCCGACGGCTTTCAGCGCGTCACGTGTTGCTGGGACGGGCACCGGGCGGTACCAGACCGCCCCCGCCGGGCGCATCAGCGCATCAAGCAGGCGTGAATCTCCCGTCAACCGGATTACCTCTTCAAGTTCGTCCGGATTCAACCAACGGCGCTCTTCATCGAGCTTGAGTTTCTTCTGCAGGGCGTCGTTGTCCAACACCATGTCAAAGGCAAGAGCGGTGATTCCGCCCTTGTAGTCACGACCAGCACGATAAATCGCCTGGCGCAAAGGAAGGACCGGACCTGCGTCCGGCAATAGATCTGTGCGACTCATAACCGTAAATCCCCCGTTTACGGTGTAGCCATAAGACGGGGTAGCCCCTATCCTACAACCACGACCGATGTACATGTGCTGTGTGTCGTCGTAGCTGGGCTGGGGGATCTTTGGTGAGAGGCCCCAGCCCGGCATCTTTTTAAGCAGCCTTGGAACCGCGCAGGTATGCCCAATCGATATCCGGGCGCAGAACCTCGCACACAACCGCTCCTTTGGATTCGCGTTCAATGCTGACCGCAAGAGCGGCGCTTGCCCTACGATTGCAATAGGCAACCTGTCGAAGCTGGCCGGTAGAGGTAACGCATTTGACGGCAAATTCCTCCAAAGCCGATTTACTCAAAGCCTTCAAATATTCGTGCAAAGTCATAGAGCACCTCCGTTCTAGAAGCGCAGATTAGCAATTGCTAATCAACACAGCAATAGCAAACCGTAATTTACTACTTGCTAACGCCAAGCGATCATTCAGAAATGGATATTTACGAACAGCGAATCAGTGCCTTGCGCAAAGCTATGGCGGGGCTGAGCCAGAAGGATTTCGCCAACCAATTTGGGTTGGACGCATCCTATTTGTCGCAGCTTTTGAATGGGCACCGAAAGCTCGGAGAAAAGGCCGCGACCACGTTAGAAATCAAAATAAACTTACCCCCCGGGACGTTAGTGGCACCGGAACCGCAAGGCGAAGCGGAACATTCAGCGACGAAAAGCGTTAGCAATGTAGTAGCCATCGGCACGAAAAAAGTGATGGAGGTATTGGGGTTTGTCACCATCCCACACCTCAATGTAGCCGCCTCAATGGGCTCAGGCCGGGTGCCTCCCATGGATCATCAAGTCGAAGTAATTCGCGAGATAACCGTCCACCTCGACTGGCTGAAAACTCAAGGACTGGCTTACTCCGGTATTGAGAACTTGGCCATCATCACCGGTGACGGCGACAGCATGGAGGGGACCTTCCGTAACGGAGACTCACTTCTAGTAGATCGTGGAATCAGTGAGATAAGGACCGACGCGATCTACGTTTTTACGTTAGATGGAGATCTGTTCATTAAACGTCTTCAACGTCTCACTGGCGGTGCGCTGCGTATGATCTCGGATAATCCGATCTACCCTGCCATCATGATCGAGGGTGCGGACCTGGAGAAGGTTCATATCCAAGCGCGGGTTTTGCTGGTGTGGAATGCCAGAAAACTGTGATGCCAATCGTGTATCTATGAAAGCCTGCCGCGCGCAGGCTTTTTTGTGCCCCTACTAAAAAAGAGCACATTTGTACTCTTTTTTCTTGCCCGAGAGCACTCTCCTTATTACTGTATGCACATACAGCTATTTACTAAGGAGAGTCCTATGGCAAAACCAGCGAGAAAGCCCCCTACTCCCGTCTCATCAATCGAGATCCTTGGGGCACGCCTTCAGAAAATCATCAATTCGCCTCTCGCCCAAAAGGCTCAAGCCGCGATAATCAGTAAAGACGTCACTGAGTCACAGGATGATTGGGACCAGATCATTGAGGCCATTACCCAAACCGATGGCGTGTACGTAGATTTTCAGGACGATGGAAAAGTGCGCGTGTATTGGGATGTACCCGACAAAAATGATTAGCACTGAGCCCGCCGAAGCGGGCTTTTTTTCGTTTCAATGAAAATAGTTTAGCATCTGCTATTGCATGTTTATTTAGCTGTTGCTAATTTTGCCTCGTACCGCCTCTCACCAAAGAGTACGAGCCATGCAAACAACACAGCACAGCAACCCCCGCTGCCCGGTCTACCTTCACCCGGCGGCGGCAACCAGCCCCGCCGCCGTAGAACGCATCCAGCGCAACACCGGCCTGCTGGTCATCGTCAACCTGGGCCGCGTCACGATGGAGCACGCCCCTGCAATTGTCATCGCAGACGACCATGCCCCATGGGGAGGCGACGCAGCATGAAGCCGCTTCTGATTGGCCTCACTGGCCGCGCACGCTCCGGAAAATCGACTGCCGCCGAACACCTGGTTGGCACTTATCTGCTGGAGCACTACGCATTCGCTGATCCGCTCCGCGATGGCCTGATGGCGATCTTCAACCTTGACCCTACAGACTTTGAAGGCGACCGCAAGGAGCAGCCACTGGCTTGGCTGGAACGCTCGCCACGTCAACTGATGCAGTCGATGGGCACTGAATGGGCACGCAACACCGTGCATCCAGATGTCTGGGTCAAGCTCGCCGAACAGAACCTCGACTACATGACCAAGGCGCTGGGCGCGGTACTCGGCTTCGTCGTCAGCGACGTGCGCTTCGAAAACGAGGCGCACCTCATTCGACGCCAGGGCGGCACCGTCATCCACATAGGCCGCAACGACGCGCAAGCAGTAAACCCACACATCAGCGAGGCCGGTGTAGCCGTTCGCCAGGACGATTTGATCCTGCGCAACAACGGCACAGTTGACGAGTTCCTGCGCTCACTGGACGAGGCGTTCCTCATGATTCGCGAGCGCCACCAACGCGCCGAACAGCAATCAGCCTGAGGCCCGCAGCTATGAACCGCACCCTGGATCAAACGGCCGCTGTACTCGGCCTCAAGCCACGCGCCTTCCGCACCAGGTTGCGGGAACTGCGCATCCTGACCAGTGATGGTGACCTGGCCAGCCACCACCGCGACCGCGGCTATTTGTTCTCAGACCCTCGTAGCGTCCAGATCGGAAAGACCAACCGCTACAGGCACTACGCCGTAGTGATGGTGAAGGAGTCTGGCGTGGAATGGCTGGCAAAAAAACTGAACATCACCATCACGCACAAGGACGCCGCAGCATGAGCCAGAACGCCATTACCCAAGCCATCGGTGCACTGAAGCTGATCCCGATGTTTCTGAACCATCCAACCGTCATTAGCCGCGCCACGCTGATTGGCGCATCCGCCGAAGCGGTTCAGTTGCTGGAAACTTTGCCTACAGTCAGCGCGGAACTGGCCGAGGTATTTCGCTGCGTCGACGCCGTGATCGGCGAAGGCCAGGTCGCCTACGTGACACCGGTCAAGTGCCCGGAATACCCATACGGTGCCGTCGTCGCAGACGCCAAGGGCAACGTCTTGGCAGCGGCCAAGGGCAAGAGCAAAGAAGGTCTCGCCGAGCTGATCCGCCTCAAGCTGGTGCCCCAAAAGGAGGGGCATGGGGAGGAATCCGCGTGAGCGACACAATTAATCAGTTGCGTGAAGAGTGGTCGACCCCCTGCCCAACTCTTGCCGCTATTCGCCAACGCTACTTCACGCACATAGCGAGCGACCGATACCTGCTACGGAAGATCAGCGCCGGGCGCATCAAGTTGAAAGTAACCCGCCTGGGTGGCTCTGCCAAAGGTACGCCAGTCGTTTACCTGCACGACCTTGCCGACTACCTCGACGCCCAGGCGACGAAACAAGCGGCTTGATTCAAACGGTAGCCCCCTGCCGACCAGGGGATAACAACTAGCACTCAACGAGGCACAGCACATGAGCAAAGCACGCCCCTTCATCGACACGCTACGGGACATCGAGGCCGGTGGCCTGCTGGACGAACTCACTGAAGCCCAGCACAGCCTGATCGACGCAATCCGCATGACCGGCAAGGGTGGCGACCTGACCATTAAGCTGACCTACAAGCCTGATGGCGGCGGTCAGATGACCGTGAAGGCCGACGTTAAAGCCAAAGAGCCTGTACTAGCGCGCGGCACGTCGCTGTTCTTCCTCACACCCGAAGGCAACATCACGCGCCGAGACCCACGCCAACAGGAAATACCTCTGCGCAGTGTCGAGGACGATACGACGCCGGGCGCCCTGCGCCAGGTCAGCCAGTAACACACGCCCCACCAACCTCTCACCACATCGTAAACCACTGGAGCACATCCAATGCAACAAGCCCTACAGCACCTGGTCACCCTGGCTCAATCCCTCGGCAAGCCGATTGATTTTCCGGGCATCCCTGCGCCGCTGGCACTCGTACCGAACGGGGTCAGCATTGAAAGCCTGGAGCACCTGCTGCCTGCACCTTCGCGCATCAAGCAGAAACTCACCGTGCTGGATGCCGAGTCGTTCATCAGCTACGTGAATCGCTTTGCCACCCAAGCCACGACCGTTTTTTGCAACGGTCCCGAAGGGCGCACCTTCACGGCGGTCATCGACTACCACGATGCGGCCGCACCCGCCTGGCGCGAACATGTTGCGACGTACCGCTGCCCGACCACAGTTGAATGGGGCAACTGGAAGGAAAAAGACCGCAAGCGTATGGACCAGGCCACCTTTGCCGAATTCATCGAAGACAACGTGAAGGACATCACTCACCACCCCGAGCACGCGAACACCCCAAGCGCCGCCGACATGCTGGAAATCAGCCGCACCTTGGAAGCCAAGAAGAACATCACGTTCCGCCAAGGCACCCGTCTCGACAACGGCCAGGTCCAACTGACCTACAACGAAGAAATCGATGGGCGCGCCGGAGAAGCTGGTCAGTTGCGTATACCCGAAGAGTTCTTCATTGCACTCAAACCGTTCCTCGGTGGCGACGCTTTCTGCGTGCCCGCACGCTTCCGCTACCGCATTCAGGAAGGCCGCCTGGTCATGTGGTACGAACTTGTACGCGCCGACAAGGTACTCGAAGAGGCATACAACGCCGTGCGCGCCAAGATCGAAGGCGCCATCAACACCGTGCCGCTCTATGAAGCCACGATCTAACTAACTCCCTGCACCACCCCGCCGCCGGCCTCTCACCAATGATCACGGCGGCGGGCTCTAATTGAGGAACACAGCACATGCAAACTCAAGACCTGATCATCATCGCCATATGTTCAGCCTCAGCGCTGCTGCTAACGGGTTACTACGTCCGCAAACTGTTGCTGCAGGCCTTCGATCGGCATTACGCGGCAGGCATTCTTAACCAGAAAATGGAACATGCCGGTCGCTTCGCCGCACTGAACGCGGACATTGCCACCCTGACACAACTCCGCAACCGTGAGGCTCAGCAGTTGGCCAACCTGCGCAAACAGATGCACGGGGTCAAGGCGACATCGTTCACGTCCAGTGACTATCGTGATCTGATGGAAATCACCCAGTTTCTGGCACTCGCCCTGCAAACGTGGAAGGCGATGGCGGGAACCGAGACAACCCAAACAAAAGCCACGCACCTGATCAAGCTATCGCGCGCCATGGCCTACCGCGTTTTCCACACCGTGGAGTCAGCAGCGAACCTCAACGCGCAGCCCCTTGATACCCGACTGATCGAATGGCTGGACAAGCACGGCGACCTGTATGCCGACATCGAGCAAAGCGCCATCAGCTTCCCACTCGCATTCGACGCTGGAGGCTATGGTCATGTGCGCGATGCACTGCGCGAAGCTTACGAGTTAGACACGACACGCCAAGCCTTCGAGATGGGCCAACTACCAGCGGAGAAAGCCGCATGAAAGACCAAAAAAACTCCACTCTCTGCATCTATCACGGCAACTGCGCTGACGGTTTCGGTGCCGCCTGGGTTGTTCGTAAAGCTCTCGGCGACTCCGTCGAATTCGTGGCCGGGATCTACGGACAGGAGCCGCCTGACGTCGGGGGAAAAGACGTCATCATTGTCGACTTTTCCTACAAATACGATGCGCTGGTCGCACTTGCAGAACAAGCCGCGTCAGTTCTGGTTATCGATCACCACAAGACAGCCATGGCCGAGCTGGGCGATGTACCGCAGGCAGAGCTGCACTACGAGGCACACAAAAAAAACAGCACCGGAAAACTTCACGCACACTTCGACATGAATCGATCGGGCGCCGGTATTGCCTGGGACTTCTTTTTCCCTGCACAGCAACGTCCGCCGTTGATCAACCACATTGAAGATCGTGACCTGTGGCTATTCAAGCTCGAAGGTACCCGCGAGATCATGGCGGACCTGTTCAGCTACCCGCAAGATTTCGCGACCTGGGATCTGCTCTTCGCCGACGACATCAACGCGCTACGCCTCGACGGTGAAGCCATCAATCGCCAGCACCAAAAGACCGTGGCCGACCTGGTGCGCACCACCAAACGCCGCATGGTCATCGCCGGGCACGATGTGCCTGTCGCAAACCTTCCATACATGTTCGCCAGCGATGCCGGGCATGTGATGGCTGAAGGCGAACTCTTCTCAGCCTCTTACTTCGACACCCCTGACGGTCGAAACTTCAGTTTGCGCAGCACAGACGCCGGTATGGATGTATCCGAGATCGCCAAACAGTTCGGTGGTGGTGGACACCGCAATGCAGCTGGGTTTCGGATTTCCTTCGATCACGTGCTCGCAGGGGGCGGAAGCCATGGTCTGTAACCACGAAGACTTCAAGGCAACCGTGAGTGTTGCTCGTATCGAAAACAAAGATCGGTTCATGGCCGAAATCAGCATTGCATGCACGCAATGCGGCGTTCCGATGCAGTTCATGGGGCTTGACCCTGGACTGAACTATGACGGGGCTACGCTCAGCCTTGATGGTTTAGAGGCGCGAATCGGAATACATCCCCGTGGCGAAAGGCCAACCCCCCTCCAGAAGCTTGCCGGCTACACCGTCAGCAACCACAACTGAGGCATGACCATGATCAACAACCAAACGATTGACGACATGCCGAAGCGATACCGGGTAAGCATTGGCAACTGGGGTTCTTCTCGGCGTGAATCGGTATACCTGTGTTCTGACATTGATAAGATGAACGAGGGCTTGTTTAAATCGGTTTCGGCACTGCGTGCCCTGCTTGATGGCCAAGATCGTCGTGACAGCGTGCAGCGTTTCTGGTCCTTCAACGCACAAAACATCCGCTGCGTTCGTGAGTCGGATTACGACGCCCTAGAGCAACGACTCACCAACGCCGAGGCGGGCCTGAAGTGGGAATCGGAGCGAAACGCGCTGTTACTAGCCGAATTGCAAGGCCTGCAGCCTGCTTGGCCACCACGCCCGCCGGATGGCGCCGGGCTGCCCCGCTACGGCCTGCGCTGGAATGGGCCAAGCCAACCACTCGCAGTGCTAATTGCCGACGGCTACTGGACGCCTTGGCACCTGGCCGACCAGCTCAGAACGGAGAACTTAGAACTGCAGCGAGCAGACGAATGTTGGTCCGCCGTTGTGAGCTATATGACCGGCGCCGGAAGAATGGAAAATCCGATGGAGTTCCTGCACTGCTGGAATGAGGGCAACTTTGAGGCTATTCGAAAGGAATGGCCGGACGCTCCGAAGGAAGTCTTTTATGCCGACCCCCTATCCAGCGGGGAGGCATCATGAACACCGCCACCATCAAAGAACGCCCGACTCTGTTCAGCGCACCAATGGTGCGCGCCATCCTCAGCGGTCAGAAGACGGTCACGCGGCGACCTGTCCGGCACCAGCCTGATGTGCCGGTTGCCGACGCCATCCCCAGGCGCAACTTCCCTCACGGACCTGCCACGATCGATTGGTACTGGCGGCCCAAACATGGCCACCTGAATGGCGTGCCAAACACAGGGTGGGACTTCAAGTGTCCCTATGGCCAGCCCGGGGACCGGCTTTGGGTGCGTGAATCCCACGCCCAAGTGTTCGAGGTAGATATTCCAGTGGGTCGCCCCTTCGGACCAGTCGGTACGGCGGGCAGCCCAGGACGACCAGACTGGAAAAGCCGCTACGTATACCGCGCTGACGGCGAAATGCCAAACGTCCAATGGCACCACGTTGGCGACAGCCAGCCTGTTCGCTGGACGCCAAGCATCCACATGCCACGCACCGCCAGCCGCATCCTGCTGGAAATCACCGACGTGCGCGTCGAGCGCCTTCAGGACGGCGAAGGCGAGACTGCCTACGAAAGCCGATATCTCGCCGAAGGCATCAACCGAATTCATCACGGCGACGGTGATTATGGCTATCACGCGCTCAATACAGAGCCAATGCCTTGCAACTGGAGTTGGCCCGAGGATGCATTCAAAGACCTTTGGAACTCAATAAACGGTGCCGGAGCTTGGGATTCCAACCCATGGGTCTGGGTAGTCGAGTTCAAGCGAGTGACACCATGACCGCCCTTCGCCGAACAGTCCGAATCCGCCACGGGCAAATGCTACCTCTCGATTTACAAACCATCTGCGACAAGTGCAACAGGTCGCGGGCACATGGCAACCACAAAAAATGCAGCAAGCAGCGCCAGGCCGAAGGCATCGCCCGGCGCGCAGGGGAGAAATCAAAATGAGCGCAGCAGAGAAACTTGACTTCCACATCACACCGGGCGCCTGGTTCCGCCAGGATCTGCTGTACCCAGTCTTCGGCCTAAGCACCGAAGCGGTTCGCAAATACCGCACCCGGGGCCTGTGGCTTGAGGGCAAGCACTGGCGTTACGACCCAGCCAACGTGATCGTCTACAACCGCGCGGCCATTGAGCGCTGGATGGAAGGGAAACCATGATCGACAAGATGCCGACCGGCGTTGAGATGAATGGCAAGCAGCTACGTATCTGGTTCATCTTTAACGGCCAACGGTGCCGGGAACCCCTGGAAGGGATCTCGAAAGTCAACAAGGCCGCAATCGCCTATGCCGACAACAAGCGCCGCACCATCCTGGCGGAAATTAAAGAGGGCCGCTTCGACTACGCGGCCCACTTTCCGAACTCGCCTAGGGCTTCCATGTTCACGGGGACTGGCGGTCCTTCGCTAAAGCGAACTGTGAAGGAAGGCATTGATCGCTGGCTGGAGGTTCAACGCGCGCTCAAAGCATCGAGCACCGTCGTCAACTACGTCAGCAAGGCTGTGCACGTCGAGAAGAAATTCGGCAAGCGTCGGATCGTCGACATCAGCAAGAGCGACATTGAGTTGTTTCAAGCGCAACTGCTCAAGCAAGGCCTGGCCCCGAAGACAGTGAACGACATTTTCACCGTCGTCCGTGGGGTCTGGGCTGATGCCTTCGGCGACGGCATCCTGAAAGCCAACCCGCTCGACCGGATCAGTAACGTCGGATCGGACGTCGACCTGGAGCATGCCGACCCCTTTAGTCGCATTGAGATCGAGTTGATCGGCAAAGCGGATCCCGAACGGCGAGCCGACACCCGGATGATTGAGTTCAACTGCTGGGCCGGACTGTCCCTGTCCGAGCTCATCGGGCTCGCCGTTGAAGATGTAGATCTTGAAGCCGGCCTGGTACACGTCCGTCGGGCATTGGTCGTCGGCGAATTCAAAGTACCCAAAGAACGCTCCAGGGTCCGAGTCGTCGAGCTGATAGACCCAGCCCTCGATCTGATGCGGGAGATAGTTGCCGCTGCCAAGGAAGCAGTAGCCGAAGAGATCACCGTTATCCAACGCGACAACATCACTTCCAAGAAGGTGAAAGTCAGGTTTCTTTTCCGCAGTTCGACCAGTGGATTGCTCTGGAGTGGCAAGACATTGAGCAACTGGTTTACCGCCCATCTGAAAAAAGCAGAGGTCCGCCATCGCGGCGCGAACCAATGTCGCCACACCTTTGCCAGCCAAATGCTGTCGAGTTATGTACCGGTCGAATGGGTGGCCAGGCAACTGGGGCATGCCGACACAACGATGGTCAGAAAGCATTACGGGAGATGGATACCGAAGGACACCAAGAGCATGGCAGGTATCGTGTCGAAAATGTTGGGTTTTAGAACCGACTGAACACAGGCCCGAAAAGGGCCTGCGTCAATTTTCAGCAGTGCGTTTCTATGCCTGAAGTACCGCTATTATCTCTGCTGCCGACATAGTGCGACCAGCTGTAAGCGTCGCTCTGATAGGTTCAAAGACCTGATATTGGCGAGCATAAGTACGGGCCATAGGCGAATGAGAGTTTCGATCGGCGACGTTTTTCATATCACTGAAGCGATCGAGATCGTTGACAAGAAACCTAGCTGCAGTTCTGTAACGACCTTCATTGTTCCCATCAAACCCTGGGAACTCTATAGCTGTTGCCGCTCTTGGAACTGTCGCTTCAACAACAGCTTTCCCTTGTGCGTCAAGGCGATCAAAGCTTACCTTTATAAAATCGTACATATCCAACGCATCCACCACAGCAGTGACATGCGGAGGATTCTCGTCATTTTCATCTTTGATGTCATAAGCCCAATTCAGGACCCAGCAGTCATCTGAAGAAATTGCACTGGCGATGAGGTCGGGGTTAAAGCTGCCTGTAATACCGAGCTTTTTATGGATGTCACACAGCATATGAAGAATTAGTTGCTCTGTAGCGGTAGGTTGCATTTCCTTGCTCCTCTGCGCCTACGAAAAACCGCTTTAGATTAAAGTGGAATCTAGGCAACAGGATCATGCCAAATTGCCTCGTGACCTGAAAGCCATACCCCCGACAGTTATGAGGCGCAGACCGGCGGTGAGCGGTCAGCAGAACGAGTTTTATGCCCTAGAAATGCCCTAATCAGATCGCCAGAAACGAAAAAGCCCCTGAAATGTTCAACCATTTCAGGGGCTTACTCTTGTTAAATAATGGCGGAGAGATAGGGATTCGAACCCTAGGTACCGGTGAAGGTACAACGGATTTCGAATCCGTCCCATTCGGCCACTCTGGCATCTCTCCAACGGCGCGAATCATAACAGCACGGTCACCGAAAGCAAGCCCTCTGGTGAATTTTTTTCCGTGCTATCAGATGCTTGCGTCGATTACAGCGGTACGCCAAGGCGGTTGGCGACTTCTTCGTAGGCTTCGATGACGTCACCCAGGCCCTGGCGGAAGCGGTCCTTGTCCATCTT